GTTTACTTTAGCAAATGCTTCAACAGGTAATGGGCCAACTCTTTCAGCAACAGGTGAAACTAATGTTGGTATAAATATTAATCCTAAAGGAACAGGAGTTTTTAAATCAGGATCTGGTGCAGTTAAAATTGCAGGCAAAGAAACTATGTGGATTCCTTCTTCTGCAATGTATGCAACAACAACTAATCCAGCAGAAGCTGCACAAGTTGAAACAACAGCACTAAGACCAGATATGAAAGTATTTGATTTTGCTGCAGCAGCAGATGATTTTGTACAATTTTCAGTAGCTTTTCCTAAATCATGGAATGAAGGCACAGTAACTTTTCAAGCATTTTGGACACCAAGCACTACAGACACAGGCAACTGTCTTTGGGCATTACAGGGTGTAGCAGTTGGTGATGGTGACACTATTGATGTTGCTTATGGCACAGCAGTTTCAGTTACAGATGCAGGTATTGGAACAGTAGAAGATCAACAAGTAACAGCAGAAAGTGGTGATGTAACAATCGCAGGTTCTCCTGCAGTTGATCAACAAACTTATTTTCAATTTTTTAGAGATGCAAATGCAGGTGGAGATACTTTTACTGGAGTAGGCAGACTTCTAGGTATCAAAATATTCTTTACTACTGATGCAGCTAACGACGCATAAGGAATTTAGATATGAGAGATTTAAAAAATAAACTTACATCAAGTAAGAACACAAAAAATATTCAAAATATAAAAGGTAAATCTTTTGGTTATCAAGTCTTAGGATTTGGAGCAGGTGGTGGAGTTCCAAGAGCACCTTATGATATTGATTTTTTAGTTATAGCTGGTGGTGCTGCTGGTACTACTGGTGCTGGTAATAACACTCAAGGTGGTGGCGGTGGAGCTGGAGGTTTTAGAACTGCAACTGAAACAGAGGTTGCATTAGACACAGTAATTACAGTCGTAGTAGGTGCAGGTGGAGCAACTAAAACTGGAAATAATCATGAAGCTGGAAATCCTGGTGTAGCTTCTCAATTTTCTGGTTCAGGTTTAACAACAATTTCTTCTGCTGGTGGTGGTAGTGGTGGAGCAAATGGTACTAATGGTATTGATGGTGGTTGTGGTGGCGGTGGCGGAGCGACTAGTGCTGGCGGACCACAAGCTCCTAGTACTCCAGGTGCGGGTAATACTCCAAGTACATCTCCTGCTCAAGGATTCGGTGGTGGATTAGGTTTTGACGGAGCACGACAAAGAACAACAACTGGTGGCGGCGGTGGTGCTGGAGCAGTTGGTGGAAATTCAGTACAAAGTGATGGTGTACCTAATGCTGGTGGTATTGGTGGTGCGGGTGCAGCAAGTTCAATTACAGGAAGTTCAGTAACTTATGCTGGAGGTGGCGGTGGTTGTTCAGATCAACCAGGTAGTGATAGCACTCAAAATGTTGGAGGTGCAGGCGGTGGCGGTGATGGCTCTTTTAGTAGTACTAGAGCAGCTGGTGCTGGAACAGTTAATACAGGAAGTGGCGGCGGCGGTGGAAGTCGTCTATATGCAGATCCTTCTCCTGGTGGTGCTGGTGGAGCAGGCGTAGTTTTTTTAAGTTTTCCAACATCACAATTTTCAGGAACATCGACGGGTTCTCCAACAGTTACAACAAGTGGAGCAAATACAATTTTAGAATTTACAGGAAACGGAACTTACACAGTTTAAAAAATTATGGCTTATTTTGCAAAATTAAATTCAGATAATATAGTTATAGACGTTAATTCTGTTCACAATAATGTTTTAAAAGATGCTGATGGAGTAGAACAAGAGGCTTTAGGAATTACTTTTTTAACAGAATTTTCTGGTTCTAATCTTTGGAAACAAACTTCTTATAATACTTATGGTGGAGTTCATACTTTAGGTGGTACACCATTTAGAAAAAATTATGCAGGAATAGGACATACTTATGACGAAACTAGAGACGCTTTTTATGAACCAAAACCTTATGCAAGTTGGATTTTAAATGAAGAAACTTGTCAATGGGCAGCTCCTAGTGCTAAGCCGGATGATGGAAAACAATACGCTTGGAATGAAGACACTCTGTCTTGGAATGAACTTCCTGCTTATACTGATCTTTAATAATACTATACTTCTCTTTTATAATATACTATAATTTCTATATACAGAATGTCAGAAATATTATGTACTCATTGGAATTTTAAAACAGATCAAATGCATCCCTATGCATTTTGGAATAATTTTTTATCAAAAAAAGAATGTGATACAATAGTTAAACAAGGTAGAAAACTAAAATTAGACAAAGCTAAAACAAATTCTTCAACAGCACAAAATGCTAGAAAAAGTAATACATCTTGGATCTTTCCAAAAAAAGATAACCTATGGTTATTTCGTAGAACAACAGATGTAATATTAGATTTAAATAATAAATATTTTAATTTTGATATATCGGGTTTAAATGAAGGTTTTCAATTTACTAATTATAAACACCCTGATGGGCATTATGGCAAACATGTGGATAATTCATTTAATATGTTAATAAGAAAATTATCTATATCAATTCAATTAACAGATCCAAAAAAATATGAAGGTGGGAATTTAAAATTATATACTTCTGAAGAAGGTAAAATTATGGATAGAACACAAGGTACTTTAATAATATTCCCTTCATTTACTATGCATGAAGTATTGCCTATAACAAAAGGGGAAAGAAACTCTTTAGTATCTTGGATTACTGGAAAACCTTTTAAATAAAAACTTTACGATATTTAAAAAATAGTCTATATTATAGACTTGTAAGGGGAGGACCCACCACGAAATCCCCTTGCTTTAAATCTATTGAATTCCCTTTAGATCTGCTATACTACCTAATAAACAGGTTTTTATATGCTACAAAAATTAGGATTTTTACCAGGATTCAACAAACAAGTTACATCTACAGGTGCAGAGTCTCAATGGACAGGCGGCACAAATGTGCGTTTTAGATATGGTACTCCAGAAAAAATAGGTGGTTGGTCACAACTAGGCGCTAGTAAATTAACCGGCGCTGCTAGACAATTGCATCACATGGTTAATAAACAAGGTATTAAATATGCTGCTATAGGAACTAACAGAATTTTATATGTTTATTCAGGAGAAGTGTATTATGATATTCATCCTTTAGTTAATCCATTAGGCACAGCTATTACAAGTGCATTTAGCACGACTAATGGATCTCCAACTGTAACACTTACATTTAGTGGTTCACATTCTTTTCAAGAAGGAGATATAATTTTATTTGGTGAAGCATCTACATTTAGTGCTATTACTAATTCTAATTTTGTTGCAGCAGATTTTGCAGATAAAAAATTTATGGTAACCAGTGTACCAAATTCAACAAGTATAACTATTACAATGCCCGGTAATGAAACTGGATCCGGTGCTACTACTTCTGGAGGCATAACTTTTTTTCAATATTTTCACGTAGGTCCAGCTGAACAAGTTGGGGTTTTTGGATGGGGTATATCTCAATATGGTGGAACATCAACAGCTCCTCAAACAACAACTTTGAATGGATCTTTATCTGCTAACTCAGCAGGGACAGGTGGAACTGGAACTAGTATTATTTTAACATCTGTATTAAATTTTCCAACAACAGGAACTAATTTTATACAAGTAGGCACAGAAGAAATTTCTTACACAGGAGTAAATACAGCAACAAATACTTTAACAGGAATAACTAGAAATGTTAGAGGAACAACAAATGCTTCTCACAGCACAGGAGCAACAGTTACAGACCACAGTAGTTTTTCTGGTTGGGGTCAATCATCAGCTGACACAGACACCGTTGCTGAACCTGGTATGTGGGCATTAGATAATTTAGGCAGTACACTTATTGCTTTAATTTTTAATGGTGAGTGTTTTGAATGGAACGCAGATTTAACTAATGCAACAGGAACTCGTGCTACTATTATATCGGGTGCACCAACAGCATCAAGAGATATGTTAGTATCTACACCTGACCGTCACTTAGTATTTTTTGGTACTGAAACAACTATAGGTGATAAGACAACACAAGATGATATGTTTATAAGGTTTTCTTCTCAAGAAAATATTAATGACTACACACCTACAGCTGAAAACAGTGCAGGTACACAAAGACTGGCCGATGGATCACGGATCATGGGAGTAGAACTTGGTAGAAACGCACTATATGTTTGGAGTGACACAGCTTTATTTACTATGCGTTTTGTTGGAACTCCGTTTACATTTGCTTTTGAACAAGTTGGTACTAACTGTGGATTGATAGGAATGAATGCAGCTGTAGAAGTAGATGGCGCTGCATATTGGATGTCTGACAATGGTTTTTTTAGATATACAGGTAAACTAGAATCAATGGATTGTTTGGTAGAAGACTACGTTTATGATAATATTAATACAACATCTAATCAATTTGTTTATGCGGGTATTAATAATTTGTTTGGAGAAGTTACTTGGTTTTATCCAGAATCTGGATCTAATGTTAACACACAGTCAGTTACGTACAGTTATCTAGACTCAACTTCTAAAAGACCTATATGGTTTGTTAATGACAGTGCATTATTTATTAGAACTACTTGGCAAGATTCTTCTGTTTTTGGGTTACCACATGGAACACAGTATGATGCAGGCACAGACAGTTCTTTTGATGTTACAGGAAACACAGATGGAATTTCATATTATTATGAACATGAAACAGGAGTTAATCAAATTAGACTAGGGGTAACAACAGCAATTCCAGCAAACATTACTTCTGGTGATTATGATATTACGCAAAAAGTTATACGAGGAGCTGCAACTAACATGGCTGATCTTAGGGGTGATGGTGAAAACATTATGAGAGTTAGTAGAATTATACCTGACTTTATATCTCAACAAGGAAATTCTATTATACAATTAGATTTAAGAAATTATCCAAATGATACAGCAGCTAGTTCATCATTAGGTCCATTTACTATAACATCTACAACAGATAAAGTAGACACTCGTGCTAGAGGAAGAGCTATAGCTCTTACAATATCTAACACTGCTGTTGATACTAGTTGGAAACTAGGAACTTTTAGGTTAGATATACATGCAGGTGGAAGAAGATAATGGCAAAAATAGTACAATCACTAACCAGAGCAAGTAACGAATACGAGCAAGACGTAGCACAATCTTTAGTTAGAGATTTAGATGCTGTATTAGAGAAATTAAACACAACGTTTCAAGAAGAATTAAAACAGGAGATAGAAGCTAGAAGTTTCTTTTTAGATTAATGGCAGTAGTAAACCAATATAAATTTGTAGGAATAGACAACAGTACATCAGGTAGTGCTCTGACACCATTAGGATCAGGCATTCCTGCAGTTAATGAAACTGTAGTTATTAAATCAATATTAGTTACATCAGCTGCTACACCTAGTGTAACTGTTGTAAATAATAATATTACAGCTATAAAATCCGTACCATTAACAGCCAATCAAACAAAAGAATTATTAATCCAACCGCTAATAGTAGAAGGTGGAAAAACTTTTACTGTACAATCAAGCACATCAGACTCGTTTGATGTAGCTATTAGCTATTTAAATATTAAGAAAGAGGTAACAACATAATGATTGAGTTAACACCAGAAAAAATAATAACTACTATTAAAAACAAAAAAACAGGTGTAGTATATGAGACTGAAGAAGCTTTAAAAGCTGCTAATATACCTGAAGAAGATGTGCAAAGAGACGTAACAGTTATAATGCCATCTCTTGATTTAATGGGAAAAACAAAGTAAAAGGAGATACTATGGACGAAAAAATTTCAATGAACGAATCAATACAAGCCGGAGCACCAGATATTAAATATAACA